TCAAAGAAACATGCCAGTGCCTCTCGGTAATCCCGGCGATTATGCTGAGATGCAGTTTAGTGCAGCTAATGGTGCATTCCTGAAATATGATGGAAGCTTATGGATCACAGGCTCAAACAATAATGGACAGCTTGGACAAGGGGTCAGGGGTTACATATCTGGTTCCTGCGATTTAGGAGGAAACAGAGCAGATGGCAATACAGGAAGTTGCAGTCCTATTCAGGAAATGACAACATCTGACTGGATTAATTATTCCTTGTTCGACCAAGGTGTTTTGGCAGTTAAAGATGACGGCAGCTTGTGGGGATGGGGCGCTTTGCAAATGACCTTGTTCCAAAGCAAACCAACGCAGATTGGCACAACTGAAGATTTTGCTTCATGTGCTGCTGGTCCTAATGCTTACTATGCAATCAAGAACGATGGCAGTTTGTATTCATTCGGACGCAATACTGTAGGCCAATTAGGTATAGCTGCTAGTGGCAGTGTAACTTATTGGGGCTTAAGTGGAATGGCATCCGTAAGCTCTGGCAGCACAGATTGGTCACAGGTATTTGCAGGTAATCAAACTGCTTATGCCATTAAGACTGATGGCTCCCTATACGCTTGGGGTCAAAACAACTACTACCAGCTAGGTGACGGCACTACAGAAAATCGTAGTGAGCCAGTTTTAATCGGCAGCGGTACAAGTTGGGCAGACTTAGCTGTGACCAATGGTGGTGCTGTTGCTATGGCCTCAGATGGTACTGTTTATGGTTGGGGTTACAACGTTAATGGAAACCTTGACAATGGATTAGCCAGTGGCATGTTCAGCGTTCCAACACAGATCGGAAGTGCAAGCTACTCTTCGCTCGGCGCATCTAGTATGGCTACAGATGTAATCATGTCTGGTACTTTATATACCACCGGTTATGGTGGATGGGGCGAAAATGCTATTAGTGGCACTACGACATTAACCTCGCTAACTCCTGTTTCCGTTCCATTTTCATGGGGAGGATTAGCAAACGGTGGAGGCAATAGTATGGGAGGATTTGGTGTATTGCCAACAGCTACTCCAAGTCCTACGTTGAATCCTCAACCTACTCCAGTGCCATCAGAGTATTTAATTGTAAAGTATAATTCCAACTTTACTGCCTTTGATTTGGCACCAATTGAAATTGGATTTAGTTTCCGTAATGATCCAATAACTTACGATACTTGTGAATTGCAGTTTGTTTCTGCATATCCAAATGTAGTAAATTACAAGTTGTCTGTGTTGAACTCATCAAATACAACTGTTTATATTAACTTTGGCAATGATTACAGAGAATTAGGTCCTACAACAAGTAGAATTTACGAATTCTCTTTGGTCTTTGGCGAAACTGTTACAGTTTGGACCAAGGAAGCCGCTAATCTTGCGCCCGGCGTAATCGAAGGCGTACTTCAAGCGGTTTAATCTTTCAATTGATCTGTTCTTCGGTTAGAATTCCTTTATGGACCTAACCGATGAACAGAAATCAATTGTCTCGCAGTTGTCTAAGACAGAAGAAAATTCTGTCAAATACAATTGGGATGAAAATTTTCAACGCAGAATTATTGGAATGGCGCTCACGGATGGGCAATTCCTTTTACAAGCTATTAGTTTAATTAAACCAGAATATTTTAACAACGAATGCCATTTTCTTACATGCAAAAAGCTTTTTGAATATTTTGAAACTTACAAAAATATTCCAGAGAAATTTGTAATTCAGGATCTTATCAACAAAGATATTGCTACAAAAGACGACCCTGTAAAGATTTATTTCAGCGCAGAGTTAGAGTCTATTTACGAAGCTTTTGTGCCAACAGCAAATTCCAGAGATATTTTATTAGATAAAGTCTTGAAATTTGCAAGAATTCAAGAACTCAAGATTGCTATGAGCATCAGTACTAAGGAATTGAAGGAAAAACCAGAAGACCAAGAGGTTTGGGAAAAAGCCGAAGAAAGAATTAAAAAGGCTTTATCAACTAACAAAACAGTTGATTCTGGTTATGATTTCTTGGTAGATCGGGAGAAATTTTATCAAGAATTAAGCGTAGCAACTAGTGGTGTGGAAAAGTTTAGTCCGGGTCTGCATATGATTGACAGCCTTGTGAAAAGTGGCTGGCAGAGGGGAGAACTGCACGCATATATGGCCCTTACTGGGCAAGGTAAATCATTAGCCCTTTCAAAAGTTGCGGTTGAAAATCTGAAAAGGCATAAAAAAGTAGTATTCATAAGCTTGGAACTGGCATGGGTAACTGTTTGCCAAAGGTTCGTTGGTCAGTTTGCGCAAGTTGATATAAATGAAATTCTTCAGCAAAAACATAATGTTGAAGAAGTATTTGAAGAATATCTTAAAGATTTACAGGATAAAAACCTTTTCAATGTTAAACAATATTCCCTTGGCAGCCCCACTGTCATGGATATTAGAGCATATTTGACTAACCTTAAATCCAAAGGTTTTATATTTGACGTTGTTATTGTTGACTATGCTGGTGAAATCAAACAGTATTCTGGGGTAAAGACTTACGAATCACAAGCTATGATTATGCGTGATCTTAAATGCTTAGCACAGGAAGAAAACTGTGTAGTTGTAACAGCCATGCAAAGCAATAAAGAAGGTACCAGACTTGGTGAGGCAGAAAGTCTTAATTTAGGTAATATTGCTGCGAGTTTTGACCAAGCTCAGAAATTGGACAGCATTTGGTCTATTACTAGAAGCCCAGATGAGGTAAATGCAGGGCTAGGCAGAGTAACTGGCATCAAGGTAAGAAATGGCCAAACGGGTTCTGTTTTTCCAGTAAGATTTAACAGAAACACGTTGGATATAAATTGCATAACTGACGGCGAATACAAAACAGTCATGCAGGAGTATAGGGAACGCATGGCTGGCGCTGTTGATGAAATTAACATGGATAATAGAAACAATCGTAGGACTAGAGTAGAAAGGAATGCGGTGGAAGACGATGAAGAATGAGATTATAATTGATGCAGAAATTTGGGAAATAGACTCTGAAAATTTAAAATTTTCAGATGCTACATTAAACCCATTTTTCGAAAAGGTAAGTGGCATAATTGACTATGTTGGTGCCGGATTGGCTAAGGCTAATATGTGGCACACCATGATGGAACATTCCTACAAACAGAAGTACATTCAAAAGTACAAGGAATTCAAGGAGCAGGGCAAAAGTGATAAAACAGCCGAGCTTAGTGCTGAAGGTGATGAAGAAGTTTCAGCTATTAAGCTGAAAGCAATTCAGGCCAAGTATCACAAAGACTTGCTCTACAGCCATCTGCAAGCATTAAATTCAGCCAGAGAAGATGCTCATAATCGTGGGCACATGCTGCGCAAAGAAATGGCTAAACTTAATATGGACATCATGTCTCCTTCAGAGTTTTAAGGGATTTGCACATGAAGATTGTTGTGGCAAATGTCGATTATAATCGTCTCCGCAGGTCGAATGATCTGGCATGGAAATGGTTTGACCGCACTAAACTTCACAAGAATAAATACATTAATTGGGTGCTTAATCTTAAGAAGAACCCACAGGAGTTCAAGGATACATTATCGCCGTCCATGAAGAGTGCATTTAGTAAAGATTTAAAAGAATTATTTTACGCTGCCGAAATAGAAGATGCTCTTGTTTCTCAATATGTGCCTTTGGTACATCACATTCTCAAAAAGGTTTCATACAGACAAACTCACGAAGATGAATTATTATCCATTGGTTTTATTGCTATAAGGAATGCCGTCTGGCAATACAGAAATGTAGGGGTTAAATGCGGATTCACAACGTATTGTCATAGCTCTGTGTATATGCGAATAACTGGGGAAATTAGTAAGCTTAAAACCATATTTCGTCGTAGGGCCAAAAAATGTACTATGACCCTATATTCAGATATCAATAATGATATAAAGTTTAATGACATAGCTGTATGTTCAGATGAAGACCGAAACTCTGAAACAGCGGAAATTTTAAATAAAACTATCGAATTGATGAATTTGAAAAGTGAAGAAAAGTATTTGTTTAATTTATTGATTAATCGTGCTGGGGCGATAAGGGGACAAGAAGTATGGTACCAGCCGTATTTAAATAATTGTAAAAAAAGCTTTCCTAATGGAAAACTAACCAAAGAGGCTGTGCGTCTCAGGGTTTTAAAGTTGCAAAAGAATTTCTGGATCAATTGGCATATTGCTCAAGGACTTGATGTTCCTGTAATGCCAAAACCCAAAATGGCAGTTGCCATATAATAATATATGGCATATGAATATCAAACAATCATAACCGTACCCGACACGGACACGAATTACAGTAAGCCTTTAGAGGTTAACAACCTACCTAGGGGTATTACTTTTTCGTTTTGATGAGGGTTAAAAATGGTTAGTGATAAATTTATAAAAAAGTATCTTAGGCTAGCTAAATTTATAGCCGAAGACCAAAATCCGTGCTACTCTAGGCACGTTGGTGCTGTTATTGTTGATCCAGTAATCAACAAGGTGGTTGGTACTGGCTACAATGGACCTCCTAAAAGTGTGCCGCATTGTGATAGCAAAGAGCATTTGGAGAATGTTGTATGGCCGCAACTCTCTCAATTTGAAAGAGATTTTATAGAATTAAAGCCTATAACACGTGAAGAGTTTTGTGAAAAATGGGCAGGCTGCAAAGTATGTCCAAGAAAGTTAATCAAGGCGGAAGCTGGCAAAAGACTTGAGCTTTGCTCATGTGCTCATGCCGAGGCTAATGCGATTGTTAATGCCAGTCAAAATCTTACTGGCTGTTTCATATTTTGTTGGTGTCCTTTGCCTTGTGTTGAGTGTACCAAATTGATCATAAATGCCGGAATTACAAGGGTTTACTGTTATAAGGAAGCCGTTGATTATTCGGTAGGCAGCCGATTTTTGTTTAAAGAGGCTTGCGTGACAATCGAGGAAGTCGAAAAGAATTTTATTGACACGGACTAATTTAAATTATGGGATACGAAGTTTCATTTTCCTATTATGAAAAATTGAAAGAATCCTTCGATTACGATAGGGAAAATTTACTCAATTTTAAAAAGGTTTATGGCAAAGCTACTGAGGATTATCCTTTAGAAAAGCTGTGTCAGGCCTTAATGCAGCAGCTTGCACGTCGTGACATACTTATTGTCGATTGGGAAATTTACGAGTTTGTACGCAAGAAGGTTACTTCACGGCTAACCAAATCTGATTTAATCATCAAGAATAAAAAATTTAGTCTCAAAAATAATGTTGTGGAAAGTCTTGATGATTACGAAGAAGAAGACACTGCGTTATGTTGTCCTGTACAAAAACCAGCACCACCGCCAGTAAGCAGTCCTCCTGCTGTAATCCACTCTGCGCCAGCAGTAAATATAGCTGCACCTAATCGTCCGATTAACTTGGCTGCTCCTGTGAGACAGTCAGATAAGATAGTGAAATACATGCAGTTTTTGCCAAGTAAAATGTTGCGTCCTATTGGCAAATTTACAATAGAAAAAACATATCCAGTGTTTAGAGAATCTTTAAGTAACAATGGCATAGGCATGATGATTGAAACTCAAGACGATGCTGGCCAAAGAGTTACCGTTCCTGATGAACATTTTGTGCCAGCTCAAACAAGCTTGTTGGGCGAAGAAGAAGCAAGGTTTAGTCAGACCAGTAATAATTTTGTAAGCGATAAAAATTTAAACTGGAATGGTGTGATTAAAGACTCAGTGCCTGCGATCAGGTGAGCAAGATAATAAGAAACAGTTGTTTCAAGGAGTAAAACATGTCAATTAAAAGAAGCGCCAAACACGTGGCGAAAAAGAGAGCAAGACAAAAGGAAGTCAAAAAGGCTTTGATTGAAAAAAGACTTAATGATCGCAAGCAAAAGCGTTTAGATTGGGAAAGAGAAAAGGCTTTTGAGAGAGAATTTAACGAGAAAAATAAGATTGGTTTGAGTCAGCAAGAGGTTAATGAAAAACTTGCGCACAATATGGAATTGTTGACTGCGTTAGAGAATGAATTAATTGAGGAAGAAAAGAATAGATCCACCGGAGAAACAAGCGAAAAAGCTCTGGCGCAGTTACAAGCAATTGAAGAGTTTGGAAAAATTCAGGGCGACATAATTGCCTTGGAACAGGAAAAAGCAAATCTTATCAAAGAAGAAAAATTTACTCCTGAAAAAGCAGAAGAACATGCAGCTAAACTTGATGAACTAAATAAAAAAGTTGACCTACTGCAAAAGGTAAGAGAACAGAACGCTTTGTAATTTGTCTCGAAATTGCAGTGCTCTTAAAATGACTTGTAAGGTTCGAAAGCCTTACAAGTTTCTTTTTTACATTTAACCACGAGGATAACATGAGTTACGAATTTCAAGACATCAACATGAACGAAATCAACCAAGAAGCTGCGGCTATTAACAAAGATTCCACCATCATGGATATGTTTGTTAAGATGCCAGAGAAGGACGGGTTCGTCCTTTTGAGGTTCTTGCCTCCTATGAAGGACAAGCCTTTATTTTCCGTCACCAGAATTCATCGTTTGGGCAATAGAAGCTTTCATTGCACCCGTCAAAGAAAGCATTTCCCAAATGGCATTTACTGGGTGAATGCGACCAATAATCCCGCTGACGATTGCCCAATCTGTCAGGAATACAGCCGGTTATGGAAGGTCAGCAATTCGCAGACTGGCGACCAGCAGGCTAGAACTCAGGCACAAGCCAGAGAGATCAAGCCCATTGAACGCTATTACTGGAATGTGATAGTTCGCCAGCAGATCAATGCAAGGAATGGACAGATTGAAAAGAACGTTGGTCCCAAGATTTTGAGCTGCGGTAAAACCCTGCAGAGCATTATCCTTGAGTCAATCAACGGCAGCGAACTGACTGGCCGTCCTCGTCTGGGCAACATTACTCACCCTGTCTCTGGCAGGGACTTCAGGATCATCAAGAAGATCACGAAGGGTAGTGGTGGCAGCGAGTATCCCAAGTACGACCAGTCCCGTTTTGAAGACCCATCACAATTGGGAGATGATGAGCAGATTAAGCAATGGCTCGCAGCCCTGCATGATCTTGAGGCTTTGAAACAATACAGGGACCGTAACGAGCTTGCCGAAGCTATGCGTGAGCATTTCGAAGGCAAAGGTGTCTCTTCAACTAACTCTTGGGAAACCAAGGTTGGCGTGAAAGCACCATCGCAGCCTCCTGTGGAGGAACCAGCTCCTACAAAGGGGACAACTGCGCCTTCAGTGCCGCCGACAGATGATATTGATAGCGTGATGGACGATGAGTTCAGCGCCGCTATCAGCCGTATCAGCGGCTAATAACTTCTCTTAGGGGGATGGTGCAGAAATGTACCATCCCCTTTTCTTACACCAACATATACGAGGAGAAAATCATGGGTCGCAAGAAAATTTCTGACGGCGGTGACGATATTTTTGCCGAATTGGCCGCTCAAACTGGCGGTGAAGTTGTCGGTGAGAGCGACAAAGCAAGTTCTTATTACATCGACACTGGCAACCTTGCTCTCAACTATTGCTGCTCTGGCAGATTTATAACAGGTGGTGTGCCCGGTGGCAGACTGACTGAAATTTATGGACCTAGTGCAAGTAGCAAAAGCTTGATTGGCACCAATCTTCTTTTTGGTTGCCAGAAGCTTGGTGGAATTCCAATTCTTATTGACAGTGAAAATGCTGTTAACAAAGAATTTATTCAAAAGGCAAGCCATGCTGATTTGAATAAAATTATCCGTTATACACCTGAGACTTTGGAAGCCTGCTTCCACAAAATGTATCAGGCCATTGAATTTATTCGTAAGAATGAAAGGTATAAGGATAAACCTATTGTAATTGTTTACGATAGTATTTCTGTAAGTCCTTGTGCTAGGGAATTTAGAGAAGTAGATTTGCCTGAAGGTTACAGCAAAGAAACCTTCAAAAAAATTGTGGGTGGCAACGAGCAGCCCGGCGAAAGAGCCAAGATTTGCAGTAAAGAGCTTAGAAAACTCAATACTGTAATGGAGGAAGCTAATGTTAGCGTCGTTATCATGAATCAAATTCGTGATAAAATCGGCGTAATGTATGGCAATCCAGAAACCACTGCTGGTGGCGGAAATGCTCTGCCTTTCTATGCCAGCTTAAGGTTCCGCACCCAGACTCAAAAGAAAATTGAGGAGAAGGTTGCGGGATTGGCTAAAAAGAAAGCCATAGGAATCAATCTCAAGATACAGAACAAAAAGAACCGTTCTGTGCGTCCATTTATTGAGATTGAAAACATTCCGCTGTTTTTCGAGGCCGGCATAAATCCTGTAGGCGGCCTTTTGGGTGCGTTGCTAGATGCTGGCAGACTTGAGGCAGGCGGTGCTGGAAACTTCAAAGTTAAGCCAGATTTTATTGGTAATGGCGAATCGGAGTACAAGTTCAAGAGCAGTCTTGAGCGTAACGATGTGCCGTTACAAGTACTTTACGATAATCCAAAGCTTATTGATGCATCTTCAGCCGAAGATGTAAGAAAGTATTTGGAGCCTTTCCGGTCTGCTATTGAGCTTTCTGACAATCCAGATGTCGAAGCCTTTGACGTTACTGAAGATACCGATCAAGAGCTTGACAGTTTGCTCGGTTAATGTTAAAACAATTTGGTTGTTTTTGGCCCGTCTAGCAAACGGGCCTTTTTTACGTTCAGGATGAAGCCATGCAGGATAAAAAAGAAAAGTTTTTGGAACTGCTCAAAGAAAATTACGACCTCACTTTTGTTGAGGGTAAAAATTTAGACTCATGCAAATTGAAAGATCTAAATTTAGATAGCCTTGATTTTGCTCAAATGGTTTATGATATAGAAACCATTTACAATTATAGGTTTTCAAAAGCTGAAGAGGGTGACCTTGCAGATATGACTTTTAGTCAGCTTCTTAACTTTTTGGAAACTGTTTGTACTTCATAAAATCCGTTTTTGATTTTTTTAACATGCACGCCTTTTTGTCCCAAATCATGACGCACCTGTGTGAAATGATTTGATAAGGCGCTGGTGCTTATATTTTCTTTTTCAAATTTTTTCTGTATTTCCTGAAAGGTGACAGTGCCTCTTTTGGCAATAAATGCAGCCATCTTATCTCTGATTTGATGTGCTTTGCTGGTTATTACCTTTCTGGTGTCCCTTTTTGCTCCAATATTCTTTTTGATTATCTTATACTCGTCAGGAGATTTATAAGTCTGGTCACAAAAGTATTTGGCAACTTTTTCAAGCCCAACGATATTGGTACTGTCAGTCTTAGCGTAATGCAGTTTCAAATTAAAATTTTTTGCAAACTCCAAAATGTAAGCTAGGTTTTTTTTGTTGGTGAATATAAGCTTGTTGTTATCACATTCTATCATTATACAAATTTGTTTTTGCATTGATTTTATACCTATAATTTATGTGCTTTATTATATTATACGGTAGTTAAAAATGACAGCAACGTACCGAAATACATCTAGAAGGATTGGCGTTGAAATGGAATACAATGCCATGGACGGGGAAAATAGATCTAGGGGTGAAAATGATTTGCCAGTAGGAATATATGATTTTGCTAACATAATAAAAAACACAGTTTTAAAATCTGTTGATGTTACTAAATGGCAATACACGAATAACAATTACCGCTGGGCAGTTAAGCCTGATTCTAGTTGCGGAGTGGAGGTGTGTTCTCCGCCTAGAGTTGCTAATTTAGCAATTGAAGACATATCCAAGGTAGTTGAAAACCTAACTTCTAGCGGCATAGTCAAATCTGATTTCAGATGCAGTTTCCATGTGCATGTAGAAATAGCTGATTTTACAGAAAACCAAATTGTTTTACTTATAAAAAAATGGATCGCATCAGAATTATTTTTCTTTATGTTAACAAATCCTACCCGATGGCTTAATCAGTATTGCATGCCGGTTGGCTTCTTCTGCGAATTTGACACGCAACAGACGTATTTCTATAGCAACATTTTGCATAAATTTAGTGAAACCAAATACTATTCAGTTAACCTTTATCATTTCAGCAAAGGGAAGAAGAAAACAATTGAATTTAGAATAATGGGAAATGAAGCTTGTTTGAGTAAGGAAGATGCAGAAAATTGGTGTAAATTATTGACCTGTTTTGTTGATAGAGCAAGTAAGTTTGCTGGTGTGACTCGCACAACATTCGAATATGACACCTTTACGGATGTTATAGACTTTCTAAGTTTGGACACGTATTTTGAGGATGCTTCTGTAATTCAATGGATGATAGAAAAACTAAGTAACACTATTGATAATACAGACTTTGAAGTTTATACTAAGTCCAAGTTTTTTTGGAAGAATTTACTTGAGGCCAAGCGAGAGGAAATAATGGAAGTTCTTGCTCGGCTAGAAAGCGTGCTGAAATGATAAAAGTTAAAAATTTAAAGCAAGCTACAAAATATTTGTCACTGCTTGTAAAAATCCTGCGTGATTATTCCTATCCTCAGACCCCTGTGGATGTTGAAAATGAATTCTTGCAGTATAAAACTTGGGGTTTTGCACTAGATGGCTATGATGTTTGCGTTCATTTCACAGAATTCTGTGTACAGGATGCAATAATTCAAAACTTGCAGATATTTCCTAAAAAATTGTATTCTTTGCCTTTTCATATTAATTTCAAAGTTGCAGTTGCATTTCTTGGCACAAACGATCTAGTAAATTTCACTATGTTGAAAGATGGACATGTGGTAAGCTGTTGGACTAGGCTAAAAAAGCAAGGTGAAAGCGGTGCTGTTAGCGTAAAGCAGTCCATACCGATTTCTAATTACATGGGCGTAGAATACGGCGTTTTATAAAATTATTTCCGGTGTGTTGACGAATAAATAATAGAGTCCTTTTACACAAGGAGTTCTATTATGAAAGTCAACAAAATTCAATCTCTTCTCATTACCCATTTAACAAAACACGGAACAATACAATTAAAACTGCCTGATAATATGACTATTGAAATAGGGATAACAGCTGAAAAGGAGAATGGCGGTATAGAAAAGATCCAAGACTATTGTTGGGTCATTGCCAAAAGAGATAATAAAGCAACTTGCTTGGATTCTTACAACATCGGCATTCGTTTCGATGACGAAGAAAACAATATAGTATTAGATGATACTTTTACAGATAGTGATGGCGTACATGTACGTCAACTAAGTGTTGTTTAAGTAAAAGTTACCTGTAACTTGTGATACTATAGGTTGCTTTCCAAGGGCACATTTAAGCTCTAGTGTGCCCACAGCGGTTCTTTCTTTATATGGAACTTCAAAGCTAAACCACATTAGCAGCTGGTTATCTGCAGTAAAGTCTATTTTGCTTAGAGTTATCTTTCTAGTATTGAAATTTTTAGTAGCAATCAATGTAGTCCAATTATTTGCATATAATTGTAATGTATTGATTATCAGGGCAGATAAATCTTTGAAGTCAATATACTTTGTCCAATTTGTAAACAAAGTTTCTTGTAACTTTTCGTATTTCAGGATTTTCATAGGAGATTCCTGTGGCTACTAGAAAAAGTGATCAGCTGTTAAAGAATTTTACCAATTCTCTAAGTGATAGTAATCTGCAGTTTTTTACTAGCAGGCTTCACTATCAGTATCAAGATGACTTGGCGGAAGTATTTGACAGGGTTGCGGATATGAAATCAAAAAACCAATTAGACAACTGTGATGTTGACTATTGGTTGCTTGGAGCCAAGAGTTCAGCTGATTTTTATCGTCAGGTCGATCAATTGAGTTCATTTTGCCTTCGTGAATACGAAAGGCGAGGCGGTAATAAGCTGAATCTTGTTTAGAATCCCACTTACTTTGTTAGGGGGTGATTAACAATCGGGATTCGGACAGGCCGACAATGTCGGCCTGTTTTTTATTGTATTTACAGTGTTTTTATGCTAGAATGAGGCATGGAAACTACACCTCTCGTTCATTTCACAGATGCAGAAACAAACGTAAAAGCAAATGATTTCCCATTTGCAAAATTTCCATTTGAAGAATTCAATCCTGTCCAATCTGCCTTAGTGCCTTGGGCATCCAAAGATGTAAACGGTTTGATCGCCGCAGCAACAAGTTGTGGCAAAACTGTAATGTCGGAAATGTTTGCGAGTTACACAGTCAGGGTGCAAAAGAAAAAATTTATATTTCTTTGCCCTCTAAGAGCCTTGGCCTACGAAAAGTATGCTGATTGGACTAAGGAAGGGCATCATTTCTCTGATTTAAATATCGGTATTTACACCGGAGATTTCAGAGAGAAAGATGGATTCGAAAAAAATGATATCATTATTATGACTAGTGAGATGCTAAATCACAAAGTACGTGGCTCTGGCGAAAAGTGGCTAGATGAAGTTGGACTGCTTACTGTTGATGAGTCACATACCTTGGCTATGGACGGCAGAGGTCCACATCTTGAAGCTGCTCTGATGGGTTTTACGAGGCTAAATAAATCAAGCCGCATAATTCTATTGTCTGGCACTTTGCCAAACGTTGATGAAATAGCAAGCTGGATACAGAGTTTGAACGGCAAAGAAACATTCTGTATCAAAAGCACCTTTAGACCTTGCCAGCTAAAAATAAATACGATGAGTTATGATGAAGACATGAATGTTAGAGATGCTATATCCGAAGAATGTTGTTCACTCATAAGCAAGTTTTCCGCCGATAAGTTTATAATTTTTGTTCATGTCAAGGCTATTGGCAACTACATTGTTGATAAATTAGCAAATAGAGGGGTTGAGGCTCTTTTCCATAATGCTAACCTTGAAAGCAAGCAACGAATTGACATCGAAAACAGATTCAAAAACGACAAATCTCTTCGGGTAATAGTTGCCACTAGCACATTGGCACAGGGCTTAAATTTGCCTGCTAGGCGGGTTATTGTAGCAGGAGTACATAGAGGGACTAAACTGGTCCCTTCTTACGATATATTGCAGATGTGTGGCAGAGCAGGCAGACCTGCTTTTGATAAGCAGGGAGATGCTTATATCCTTCTGCCAAATAGAGATTTTCATCACCTGAGCAAGATTTGTACTAAAGCTTGGCCAGTTACAAGCAAGATGTTGGAAACCCACGATGCCACAGGTGAATATAACACTTTGATATTTCATTTATTAGCAGAAATACAAGAAGAGAGAGTAAAAACCATAGATCAAGTTGAAGAATGGTATTCGAAAACATTAGCCAGTTTCCAAAATATGAAACTGCGTATGGGGCATCTCTTAGATAGCTTAGATAAGTTATCTAAACTTGGCATAATCAAAATCGACAGAGCTACAAAATCAATTGAAATAAAAACATTAGGCACTATTTCTGTAAGGTTTTACATTAGTCCTTACACTGTATTTAGTTACAGCAAGAACTTTGAAAGCTTGTTTGGACAAAAAGAATTTACTGATGTGGATATTTGTGTAGCATTAGCAAATCATCAAGATAATTTTGTCGGATCTTTGTCAAAAGAAGACAAGCTTAACATGAGGGCTTTTATAGAAAGGGTAAATGCTAGCACAACACGGCAGATACCTGAAGGCGTAATTAAAAGTGCCTATATTCATTATCGAGCATTGCATGGCGTTTTTGACAGCAAATATGCAAGCATAGCAAAAACAATTCAACAGGATTTCCCAAGAACTGCTGCTGTATTACAGGCAATTGATTCATGGGGCAAAAAATGGGATCGTAAAGATTTTTTCAGTACATTAGAAAAAAGAATGAAACATGGAGTGCCAGCACGACTTGTTGATTTAGTTGAGATCAAAAATATTGGCAAAATACGTGCTGAGAAGTTATATAATGCAGGGTTTAAAACAAAAGCAGATATTTTGCAAAAACCCGAAGCGGCAGCCAAGGCTGCTGGGGTTAGCGTAGAAGCCTTAAAAGCAAATGCAGAGTATAATTAGAAAGGGAGAAAATCATGGCAAAGAATGAAGATGATGACATCATCGAAGTTGGATTCCACATGGGTCTTTGCCCTGAATATGAGGCAAAAAAACTCATAGATTGCATGGAATACATCAAGGATACAATCAAGTACATCTTGATAATTGAATGCGAAGAAGGCATGAAATACCCTTACAATCGCATTATTTGTAATGGCAAATATCTAATTGAAGCTTTTGACTTTGATGAAGCTACAGTTGATCTGGAGATAAAGAAGGGCAAGGTTAAAAAATTCTTGGGTCAGATTGAAAAAGAAGTAACTGATCATTACTTCTTGTTCGACTTCAGCAAGGAAATTGCCAAAGATGATTTCAAAGATTTTATAACAAGTGGAATACTAGTTAGCAGAGTGGCCATTGAAGGTGATTTGCCCGGAATGGCATCCAAGATGGCATTTGTTTGTATCACGACTCCTTGACTTCTTTGCCAAAAAAGTCAGAAGGATATTCAACTTTTACAGTGCCATCCTTGTCGGTTGGCTTGCCGTTCTCGTCTTCCACCCACCATCTGACTTGCTTTATTTCTATGCCAATTTCTTCAAAGTGGCACTTGTCACTTGGGAATACTGGCATGTGGTATTCTTGTCCCTCAACCAGCACTCCTACCTTGCACTGCTGTTTGTCTCTATCATATAACAAACAGTTATTACATATTTTTTCTATTTTTTTACTTTTTTCCATGGCAACTTATTATAATAGTTAAAATGTATTTTTACAAATAGGATGTATATGAAAACACATGATAAGCCATTTTTAAGTCGCATGGAATTTCATAATGCTGTAAGTTACGGATTGATGGAAACTTTATTTACAAGAAAAATTATTTCAAAGTTTGACAAGGCTATAACGGAAGAAGATAAGGAAGGAGTCGATTATTTTTTTAAGTGGGCAGAAAAAGATCCTAGATACTCTGACGGACGAATAAGAATACAGTTTAAAAATAGAGAAGATACTTATCCTGATTTTCCGGTCTTAAGATTTCAACCTCTGTACGGCGTAGATCATCCTAAAAATAATATTGGCAGAGATTATAAAGCATTAAAGAATCAAATGAATGATTTGTACTTCACAGCAATAAAGCCAGACGGTAAAAATTACTCCAAAATATTAGTCATTGATTCTCAGAAATTGTTTGGTATTGTTCAAGAAGCAGAAAATGAATGGTTTGGCAACGATGTTCCTTGGGCTTTTTTGACTGAGGAGTTATGTGCAAAAACCTCATCTTGGAATAAAAAGCTTCTACAGGCTAAAAATGGTGTGCAAGCTTGGTTTAAAAGAACCAAGAGTGAAAAAATGCCTAAAATTAATTTGTATGTTCCCAAAGGATATGCTGATCAGGTAATTGATTTATCTTAAGGAGTTAACGCATGGCTACTGAAGGGTTGAGTATTATTGGCGCTCATGGACAGGCCGGCATGGGCAAAGACACCCTATGCGATTATTTGGAAAAGAAGTTAAATAAGGGCAGGAAGAAGGATTGGAAGAGGACTGCCTTTGCTAATGCTGTTAAGAATAATTTTTGCGAGTCATTTGGTTACACAAGGGAGTTCGTAGAGGAATGGAAGCGCAAGGATGAAATTCCAGAAGGAATGAAGGTCCCAGTTCGTCAAGCTTTGCAGAAAATTGGCGACGGTTTCAGGGAAATCAATCCTGACATTTGGATTGATATTGCACTTAGGGAATCTGGCAAGCTGATCCTAAGCGATGGGCGATATATCAACGAGGCCAAGAAGATCAAGGAAAAGAACGGAGTAAACATCCTCATTTACAGAACGGGATTTCTCAATAATGATCCTAATCCAAGTGAGAGCAGCCTCCGCCCTCTTATTGAGCATTGCTCAAACCTTATTCCTGATGGCAAGATTTATCATGGCACCTTGGTAAGGTACCCAGAGGGATTGGATTATTATGATATATTTTTGAGGAATGATGGTGATCTTGAAAGCTTTTACAAGAAAATAGATAAGCTTGTGCTGCCATATTTGCAGGCAATGCTATAGTTTCTTGTTCTTTAGCATTCGCAGACCTTTTTCTGTGAATACTATAAACTCGATGTTCCTTTTGCGGCAGTACTCATCTGCCGCTTTCCATTTAGCTAGATTCTTTGGAATCTTAGTTTGATTTTTTGGTTTAATTTCCCAAAGTTCTTTTTTGCCTGTGTTATATTCCACAAGTATATCAGGAATGTATTTTCTTAGCTTTCCTTCGTATACGTATTCTATTTCCAAGCTCTCAACTTGATATTTTACAACGTCATTTTTCTTTTCTAAACACTTATAAAATTCAGATTCCATGCCGCTTCTGAAGAATAATTGCTTATTGTTCTTTTTGCTGTAAAAATTACCTTGTTTAAAAGCCGTTTTTCTTTTTTTTTTGAACTTGCTGTCCCTCAGAATAACAGGGCGAACAGGGTACCCTTCAGGTATTTTGAATTCTGGATGTTTCAAAGCAACATGGGTTCTTAAATCCCTGACAGGTATTTTACAAGTTTCACAGGGACAAATTATAAAATCTGTACCTTCTTCATGTTCTGTTACTATGTGGCTACGAAACTCTTCTAAAGTTTCGAATATATTGTCACAGACAAAACAACAGAAATTTTTTATTCTAGGTTTTTCACTCATCGTCTAGATTTGCTTCCTTGTCTTCAGGTGTGTCAACAGGCTTAAGTTTCTTTCCAAGTCTCTTGCTGCTAAGCTTTTTAACGGCATATTCCTGAGGAACAATTTTTATTTTGTTGAGGTCTTTGCGATTAAAAATCTTTATTCTTTGTAAATCTTCTGGTTCATCACTTTGATCAATCAGGGTTTGTAGGTCAAATGCTTGAAAACTGTCTTCAGCTTTTATAGGATCATCAGGATTGGGTGATTTCATCTTGGCAAATGCTAGGCGGCCATCCTCTGTGGTGCCGTATAGTTTTACGGTCTTTTTGTTTTTACGATCTTTTGCCGGATATAGGAAGAACATTACAAGTTCTTTATGGGTTAGGAACTTGTCTATCTCATCTTGGACACTTTCTTTAAATACGTGGTTATCCCACAAGTCCATAAGCTGTCTGAATTCCGAAAAACCCGGTGATTGTGTATTGTAATCCATAGTAGTCAACCTCATCAATATACTAATATATAATAGTTTATTTGGTTTTTCTGGATATATAAAGTATGGACAATTTGTCATTTCGTAGATTTATTGAAGAGCAGGAAAAAGACAAGGAAGTAAAGTCTTCATTGCCGAACGCTGCCAGAGTCAATCTGGGCATAAAAAAGAGCGAATTCGAGCAAGCTTTAAAAGGCATGTTTCCTACTGTAAATTCTCAAATGATCATGCCCACAAATAAAGCCAGCAAAGTTCAAATTTCAGTTGCACCAGTTGATTACAAATTGTCTGCTGACGGCAAAAGAGCCAGTATGAATATCATGGCTGATGACACTCCTTATGTATTTGTGAATGACAGGGATATTTATAAGGGTGGAAACATCAAGTTAAGATTGGCTCCATCTAGCGTAGACAAAATGATGTTCCAAGGCATGCCTATACAACAGGGTGCTCCTCCTGCAGGTGGCGCACCGCCTATGATGCCGCCATCATAATTTAAGTTTAAGATTATCAATTACTGTTTCTGGCTTTTGATTAAACATACAAGAGTTGTAAATATTCCTTGCTATGTTTTCTTCTTTTGCCCAAGCATACTGCATTTTTTCCAAAAATGGGAAATACATCATGACTTGCGGAACATCTATGTTGTCGGCCAATATGTTTAATCCAGATTGGTAGCCAATGAAACAAATAGAGTGCTTGATAATGTGCATCACGTTGCCGGGAAAACTGTCACAATAAATATGAGATTGAATAGATACCTCTTTTAGTTTTTTTTGCATGGCATCCATGCTTTCTTTGTCATATGATGCACCAACAAAAATAATTGGGTTTTTCAACGAATATTTTTTATAAAATAGCCTTATAAACTTAGTCCAGTTATTGTAACCCCATTGGTTTACTTTCAAAGCATGATTGTTCTTTTCGCTACCGCTTATGTAAACACAAACATAAGTGTTTTCCTGATACTTTAAGGGTGCGTAGTCTGACTTAATATTTACTGTCTTTTCTATTTTGTGGCCTTCGTCAATTTTTTCTATCCTGATTCCTTGTTCCAATGGCTTATTGCAAGCGTAAGTAAATGTAGTGACTCCATTTTCGTATGCGGATAATATATCCTGCATTTTATAATCTACTTCGATCATGTTTGCGTATTCTTTATCTGACATATCGCAGTTTTGCACACTGCCTGTTTTAGGCAGCAGATTTAAAAAACCCACAGCTCTAGTTGCTATTTTATTGTCATTGCTGGGAACTTTTCCTATGTGGAAATTTATCTTGTCGAAATAGGGAGAAAATTTCTGATATATCCAGAAGATGTCTCCTACACCCTGTGGAACTCTAAGATTTATTGTCTTCATTTTCCATTCCTTTTTGTATTTTTTCTATTAATTCCTTGCTTAAAATTTTATGGTAATAATCATCAGAACCTTTATATTTTGATATTTGGTTTTTGCGATATTGCGTATAGGGATCAGCTTCCGTTTTAAGTGATTTACAAATTTGCTCTACTTTGTCTAGACTGCAATTCTTAGCTATTTTGTTGCATGTATCTTGTGATAAATCTGCTTTTAAGTATTGTCCTATCGACCTGACTACTGACAAAATATTATTTGTAATATCATCATATTTCACAACTAATATTTTATCATTTTTTTTGTACTTTAAGTAATTGGCATAGTTTTTAATACATTCAGAATAAATTTTGTTTTCATCCCAGTTTGGCATAGTATTAGCAATGCTTGCTGCCGAAGACAGGGGTGATCGATAAGTGTATACCAGTTTTATATTTTCACTAACATCTTCGGGATAGTAGTCGTGGGTCTTTATTACATACCTATGTGTTAAAAAAATAGGGTGGAGATCAACAAAACTTTGTATCTGGGAATGATTAGCGCCTACGGAACGAAAATCTTTTCCGAGTATTCCGGACTCAGAAACAATGTTGAGTATGATGTTAAACGCTGCGGTTGAACCGGTTCTGTAACCGCCGTTACAAATAATAGCATGCATAAGGTATATATATTAAAGTAACTCTTTGTAGAGGTTTGTTTGAACACTTTAAGTTTTAAAAAATGGTTACATAAAACAGAAACAGCTACCACAACAGCCAGTGTAGCTCATGTTCCAACTATGGCCTTGGGTAATCCCGGCAATGCATTCATACACGGCAACCCACAAAAACAAGCTAAGAAATGCGGATTAGCCATGTGCCCAGACGATTTGAATGGAAATCCAATAGTAAAAAAAGACAAAAAATAAATTCCGATTACTAAATAATTATGTCTCCTTCTAATAATTATTTGTTTCGGGTTAAATTTAAATTTCTATAATTAAGTAACGAAGCGTTTTAAAAGTGAGTACTTAGGAGACAGCCCTTTTGGGGGCAAGAGCTTATGCTCTAAAGGTTCGTGGGGATAGCCTTCAAAACCCCACTTTTTTTATTTCTTCTGCATATATAAAAGTATGAATACTTTCACAGAATGGTTACGCTTACGTGAAGAAGCAAAAGCCAATAAGTTGGATTTAACGTACAAAAGGCCATACGGCGGGGGTTATGAGGGCAGTCCAGTTCTCAACGACCCTGACGAATTCGTAGGCAGGGATTCGCAAGCACAAGCTGAGAAATGTGGTTTGGCTATGTGTCCCCATGATTTAACTGTTGGCAGCATGCTTACCGATAAGAAAAGAACAAATCAAACTTTAAAAAATTCTGACAAAAAGTCTAAGTAAACCAAATCTTTTGTAGCATAACTCCTTTGCTTCGATTACAATAAGTAATAAGCAAAGGAGTTTTTTCATGGACGCATTAGATCTGGTTCCTCAAAAGAAAATCCAATGTCTTGATCTGGGTTTTGTGGAACTTGTAGATGTAATGCCAAGAATAATTCCTGATGGTCAGACATGTGATTATGCCATAGCGCAAATGGCAAGAGTCAGTTATGGGGATGGTACTAAATCTGTCAACGAAGATAAAGGCTTAATTAGGTATCTTTTAAGGCACCAGCACACTTCACCATTTGAAGGCATTAGTTTTAAACTTCACATGAAATTGCCCGTGTTTTTGGCTCGGCAGGCAATTAGACATCGTACTGTGTCTTTGAATGAGATTAGTGGCAGATATTCTGTCATGAAGGATGAATTTTATTTTCCTAATTCTGAGGAGCTGAGAAAACAATCTAAAACCAACAAGCAGGGATCGGAAGGTGCCATAGATGAAATTCAGTCTTCTGTATTTGCAGAAGGAATCAAATCTCAATGTAAGTCCGCTTATGATCTCTATTTGAGAATGCTGGATGCTGGCGTTGCAAGGGAACAGGCAAGAATGATTCTTCCTCTAAATTTGTACACGGAGTGGTACTGGTGTCAGAATTTGCATAACTTATTGCATTTTTTGGCATTAAGAGCCGACAGTCATGCACAGTACGAAATTCAGGTATACGCAAATGCAATACTCGAATTAATTCGTCCTCTTGTGCCGTGGACTATTGAGGCATGGGAAGATTATCACATTATGCGTGGCGCTGTTAAATTAACATCTTTGGAAACTGAAGCTATTAAAAAACACAACTTACACCGTGATCAGACTCAGGGTGTAAGTTGGATTGGTCAAATAGAAAGCGAAAATAAGAGAGAAAAGTCAGAATGGAAAGATAAAGCTGCTGATTTAGGCTTTAACATTCTGAATTAAATTTGCAAATCTGGCGCTTTCCTTTTCGTTAAACGCATTCTGTAGTGCGTCTAGAAGGGCCTTTACAATCTGGTCGCCATAGTTCTTAATAACGTATGGGATGATCTTCTCTACCATTAGCTTCATAAGAATTGGAGCAAAATTCTGTGCATCTTTATCATTAAGGAAGTCAGCTAGCGTGGCATCAGATGGTGCCATGCCTTTTTGCTCTGCCATAGAAAATGATTTGTTGCTGGTTTTGAAAAGTGATAGGATAAAATCCAAAACTACTGGTCCAAAAAGTCGAACTAGCTCAATTACAAATCCTACTGAGAAGCCATTTTTGATGCCTTCAATAGCTACGCTGAGTACTTCAGGTCCATATTTGTTAAGACATTCTGCAATAAAATCAGCGGAAAGTCCGAAATTTTCTGCTGCGCTGGTAAGTTCTTTTACTTCTTCTGCATTCAATACATTCATGTTTGCTCCTTATTAGTGCCACCTGATTTTATAATTAAGTGTTTCTGTAACGGTTTCTTTTGGAGCAGTGTTACTTTTTTTCTCAACAACTTTAGTTGATACAAAATCTGTTATTTTCCCATCGACTAACCCAACTGCAAATACAGTGATTTGCGAATTTTCTGGAACACTGGCTAAAACAATAGCTTTTTTGCCGCTGTCTTCTAAGTAATTGATATTTTTATCAGATACCACAAGCCATTTGACTGTTCCTGCGCATTTGGCTTGAACCATAGTGAAACCGCCAACGTTAGCAACAACTTCATTTGGAAGTTCGATGCCTTCTGCTTTTGTAACAGATTTAGCTGGAACTATAGGTTTTTGCGCCATAGATTGCATCGGCAGACACATAAAAACTGCTAAAACTGCATAAGATAGGTACTTCAACATATTAGCTCCTTCCTAACTACAATAATATATATCCTTAGAGCAAATTAAACACTAGAGGTTAAAATGAATAGTTCAGCAGGCGATCTTTTGCTGGCTTTTTTAGATAAAGATTCGCAAAAAACAATCGATATAAATGTTGTCGGCGATGTAATGTTCGATGAGTATCATGAAGTTGAAGTAGAAAGAATAAGCCCTGAATTTCCAATACCAGTATACAAATCAAATTCTTTAGATCCATGTTCTGGCATAATTCCCGGTGGAGCGGCAAACGTCGCTTACCAATTCAAACATTTCAATGTTCAATCAGAACTTATAGCTCTTATAAACAAAGTTGGAGAGGTGTCTTTTAACGCAAAAGGCATAAGCACTACTAATTGCAAGGTATACAACAACATTACCATCCCAACTAAAAAAAGATTTTATTCTCAAGGCGTACCGCTTGTTCGTCACGACATTGAGAAAGAAAACTACGGGATAGATGAAATTAAGAAGTACTTGTTTGATTTACAGGTGCCAGATGCAGACTTCACAATATTTAGTGATTATTCCAAAGGACTATTTAGCAATCCATGGTTCCGAAAGTTCATTACCAAAACCAAAAGCATAGTAGACCCTAAAAGCAGCTTTATAGACATGTGGGAAGGATGTAGCTATTTCAAACCCAATGCCGCAGAAGCTGAAAAATTGAGCGAGAAAAAGAATATCCATGATCAACTTGAATTTTTTATTGATAGTTTAAAATGCCAAGGTGTTGTTATTACTCGTAGTGGAGCTGGTGTCATTGGCAAAGATGATCGCAATAACACTTTCGAAGTAGTACCAGATTTCAAACTTCCAAATCCCGAAAGTGTTATAGGAGCCGGCGACTGCTTTATATCATTTCTTACAATGGCACTGGCTAGAGGATTTAGCTTAGAGAAAGCAGCTCAGATAGCATTCGCTGCAGGTTGCTGTTATGTTAGAAAAAGGCATAACAGTCCTCTCAGTCCAGCAGAGTTGTTATCATATTGTGGTGTTAAAGTAATTAACAATCCTGATATTTTGAAGCGTAGAAATTTTAAACTTGTCGCAACTAATGGATGTTTTGATGCAGGCTGCACTTTGGCTCATGTAGATTGTTTGAGATTCGCTAAAAGTCATGGTGATAAACTGCTCGTTGCTATCAATTCTGATGCGAGTGTTACAAAATTAAAAGGAAGAGGCCGGCCTATTTTACCGGCTATAGAGAGGGCCAAGATAATTGCCGCTCTAGAGTTTGTTGATTTTGTTGCTGTTTTTGACGAAGACACACCTTATGAAATATACAAGAAGGTTATGCCTGATCTTATTGTTAAAGGTGGGGACTATAGGAAGAATGAAGTAGTTGGTAATGATTTGGCTGATGTTATAATATTCCCTTATGTTAATTGTGTTAGCACAACAGAAAAGGTTAAGAAACTAGCAGATTAGTAATATATAAATTTATGAAATTAAATTTCGCCAAGTGGCTTGCTGAGGAATCGAAGCCAGATTTCACAGGTATGATAGCACAGGCTTTAGTGCCTGCGCTGCTTGACCCTTTGTCAAATCAACTAGCTAACAAAATGAAGCCGGCTGTTGAAAAAATAGTAGCCGACTCTTCTGCTAAAACAGCAAAGGATTTAGCTAATCAACAGAGAATGCAACAACAACAGCAACAAAATAAGCCGGCTTTTCCAGCAAAAGATAAAATGGATGATACTCAGCCGGGCAAAGCATTCAAGCCAGCAGTAGAGCAAAAGCCAAATACTACTCAGTATGGACAGGTGAATACGCCTAATCCCGGCGACAAGAAAACTGCCGATATGATTTCAAAACAAGTAACACAAAATGTTATGAAAGCTATGGAAGGCAAGCCTTTTGGACAAGGTACTACTCCTCCGGGTACTCCATGAGTTTCAAAGAGTGGCTTCAATTAGATGAAAAAGATAATCGTGGCGGCGACAGATACAAGACATTTGCATCACATCTTCGCAACCACATGACAAGGTCCATGAACAAATTTAAAAATCCATATAAAGATACATTCAAAGGCGTATTCAAAGTCAAAAATGTATAAAAATATATTTATTTCACTATATTAGGTTTAAATTTATTCCGAAATTTAATTCTTTCGATTAGTGGTAAGTATAAATACAAGGAATGGCCAGTAAGTGTAAATTGAAAAGAATCAAATGAAGGATTTTAAAAATTGAGGTGGCCATATGTCAAGATTCAGTTTTGACTCAGATTATGATGATGATGAAGAAGAGCGAGATCAAGAGCGAGAGGAAAATCTTGCCGATGAACTTTTTCTTAAAGATCAAATAATCACAGTCCAGCAAGAAAATAATGATATTCTCAAAATGGAAGTTGAACAAAAGCTAATAGAAATTTCTATTGCTGTTTGTCAAAAAAGTTGGTTCTGGTCATTTAGAAGTCTAGCAAGCAAAATAAAAGCTGTTAGAAAAGTTTTTAAACAATTTAAAAATATGCTACTAAACGAAAAGTTCTAAAAATTACCATACTACGACACTGTAATAACCGAGGACAATGTTCTCGGTTATTTTTTTATAAAGGGGTTAATATGCCTTCTTATTGTTTCCAATGTGGAAAGTGCAAGAAAGAATATAGTGATTTAGTTTCATTCGATCCAACCGGAAAGTACAAGGATACTGAATGTCCTAGCTGCGGAAGCAAAAAAAAGAAAATGCTTCTTACAGCAGCAGAATTAAAATTTTCAAATCCTACAGACACTTCGAAATTTGATAACTTTAGTTATCGTGCAGGATATAATTTAGAGGCTGCACAAGATTTGAGAAAGGCAGCCGAAGAAGTTTCGCATATGGGAACTGAGCCATATGCAGACGGCATAGACGATATAAATCGTGGTGATCTGTTTGGTGAGGTCAAGTAAAGGAGCCCGTTATGACCACTAAGCTTGAAAAAATCTCAGCCCTGTATAACAAAGATGAATTCGTAACGATCAATGAGGAAATGAGCTTCGAGGATTACCTTGAGCTTTGCTACAAGCGTCCCAAGCTTGTAAGGACTGCGTATCAGAGAATCTATGACATGGTTATCTCCAAGGGAGTAACTGAAGTAGAGCAATATCGCAAAGTTCTTACAAAGTACAATTTCTTCAGTGATACACAAATTCCTATCTTTGGTTTGGAAGACACTATTGACAGGCTGATGAAGCATGTCAAAGGCGCAGCCGGTGGTTTTGGCACCGAGAAGCGTATTCTTCTGCTCCACGGTCCAGTAGGAAGTAGCAAATCAACTATCTGTCGTTTGCTGAAGAGGGGTCTTGAAAATTACAGCAAGACGGATGAAGGTGCATGGTACAGCTTTAAGTGGGTTAATTTACCTACAGGTGCCGATGGCATTTATACGAGTGAGTGCGATGACTGCCCGATGCATGAGGAGCCGCTCAAGCTGATTCCGGCAGACATGCGTAAGACTGTTCTGGCCGAGCTAAATGAAATCCACATGCAGCAAACGCCAGAAGCGGACAGGGTATCCCAATACAACTTGGCTGTTGATGGAGAGCTTGACCCACGTTGCAAGTTTTTCATGCAACAATTGCTGAAGCGTTATAAGGGTGATTGGAAGCAGGTTGTAGACAATCATATTCGTGTTGTACGAAAGGTTTATAGCGAAGCTGATCGTACTGGTGTCGCTACTTTCCAACCTAAGGATGAAAAAAATCAGGATGCGACGGAACTTACTGGTGATATTAATTTCGCTAAGATTAGTCACTTTGGAAGCGATAGTGATCCTAGAGCTTTTAGTTTTGATGGTGAGCTATGCGTTGGCAACCGAGGCGTAGTTGAATTTATCGAAATGTTGAAGCTTGAGCAGGCTTTCTTGTATGACCTTTTAGGTGCTTCACAAGAGCGTAGTATCAAGCCAAAGAAATTTAGCCAGATTACCGTGGATATGGCAATTATTGGACATACTAATCAGCCCGAATTTGAAAAGCTGAAGAACAATCAATTCATGGAAGCTTTGCGTGACCGAACTGTCAAGATTGACGTTCCTTACCTGACTCGTTGGGACGATGAGATCAAGGTTTTAAGGCAGGACTATGATCAAGATAAGGTAAGGCAACACATTGCTCCTCACACTATTGAGATTGCAGCTTTGTGGGCCGTACTTACCAGATTGCAAGATGACAAGGATGGAAAGCTCAGCTTGGTAGAAAAAGCCGAATTGTATAACGGCAAGATGATTCCCGGCTGGACTGAAGACAGTGTTAAGGAACTTCGTGACAAGTACGAAGAAGAAGGTATGAACGGCGGTGTTAGCGCCCGTTATGTTCAAGATAAGATTTCAAACTGCCTTGCAGATAGACACGATTATATCAACCCATTTATGGTATTGAACGCCCTCAAGGATGGCCTTGAGAATAACTCTTTGATTACTAATAAGGATCAGGTAGTCCGTTACAACACCTGCATCGATCTTGCTAGTAAAAAACTTGATGAAATTCTCAAAGCGGAGGTGCAAAAAGCTCTAGTGGGAGACGAAGAAGCAGTTGTAAGGTTGTGCAGCAATTATATTGATAACCTCATGGCCTACATTAACAAGTCCAAGGTACGTAATCCTTACACTGGCAGGGAAGAAAGTCCAGATGAAAGGTTTATGCGTGGTATTGAAACCAAGATCGATGTGCCAGAAAACGGTGTTGATGATTTCCGGCGCATGATTGCTGCCTTTATTGGTGAGTTGGCGCACAAAGGCAAGACATTCGCTTGGGACAGCAATCCCCTGCTTAAGAAGGCTTTCGAATCCAAGTTGTACGAAGACACCAAGGATCATATCAAGCTTTCTGCTTTGCATGTAAGTGGAGCGTCCGTTGTTGATCCCAAGGTTCAAGAAAAGATTGATGCAGTATCTAAGAGGCTGCAGGAAATGGGATACAACGAGCAGAGCGCAAGGGATGTGCTTGATTATGTTGGCTCCATATTCGCAAGAGGCGACTTGGCAGATCAAGACTAATAAAAGTACCGTTTCGCAGACGGAATCTATTTAAAGCTTGGGGAGACAAATGTCTAGGAACCAAGAATCTGCTTTACAAAGGAGATGATCATGGGTGTATGTAAGAAGAACAACAAGAACAATCTTCGCTTGTTAGAAGAGATCGATGATGTTATGATGGAGTCTTGGGCTCAAGGATTTGACTTGGGCCAAGCCATCGACACCATGCCAAATTATTTAAGGGAAGCTTTCCTTAAGTTTTCTTTTGGCACTCCGGTGAAAACCGACGATGGCAGTTATGTCATCACCCTTAGGCCATAAGGTGCAACATGCTCGGAATCCTCCTTTCTGCTTTGTTTCAATTTGTTCTTCTCAACAACTTGGATAACAGAAAGGAGTATTCCGGAAATGTTTTTCACACAGAGTCTTACTCTGAGTTCTATGGAAGCTTGGATCAGGATGAATCCGGAAACTTTGTATTTTATCATGTGCCGTCTGGTGTGATTAAACCAGCGGTAATTTTCAAACATCAAATGACATTTGTAAAACGCAGCGACCGTATGAAAGCTTTGAAAAATGTTGGTAAAAATGTTAGAATTAAAGGACAAATTTTAAAAACAGAAGATTTTGAAATCCTTATCGTAGAGAGTATAGATATTTTGCAATTAGAAATTTAAGCTCACATATCTTATCGAAAGAGGTATCCCAATGTGTCCTCGCCGTATTGAAGAAGATCACAACAGTTTTAGAGATGTAGTTTCTGGTAAAATAAGAAAAGCTTTGAAAAAGTTCGTTAAGAACGGTTCTATGTTTAAGAACCGTGGCAAAAACGGCAAAGTACAGATAACCATTCCCCGTATTGATATTCCTCATATTGTCTACGGCGATAACAATTCGGGCGTTGGTAGAGGTAATGTAAAAAAAGGCGATGTAATAGGCAAAGATGATCCTAAAAACGGCAAAGGCAACCAAGCTGGGGAGGATGAAGGAGAAGGCATCGTCATTAATCTTGACATGGAAGAACTTCTTCAATTCATGCAAGAAGAGCTACAGCTGCCTAATCTCCAGCCTAGAGAAGATGATGTAATTGATGAAGTAAAAATTAAATACAACAACATAAGTTTGGTTGGCCCAGAAAGCCTTAGACATACCAGAAGAACCATGCTTACAGCCTTAAAAAGGTTGTGCAGCACTGGAGAGATAAACAAGTTACATCACATTCCCGGATTCAAAGATCCGGTGAAATTGATTACTCCTATTAACAGCGATAAACGCTACAGGCAGCATAAAGAAATCAAAATGCCTAGTAGCAATGCCTTGATTATATACGCAAGAGATGGCTCTGCGTCTATGGATGAAACAAAGTGTGAAATAGTTTCTGATATGGCTTGGTGGATAGACGTTTGGATAAAGAGATTTTATAAGCGCACGGAAAGATTTTTTGTTTGGCATGATGTTACTGCACAGGAAGTGTCAGAAGATAAGTTCTACAAGTACAGGTATGGCGGCGGAACAACTTGCAGCAGTGCATTAAAGCTTATTGCAAAACAATTTGAGAACAGATTCCCACCAAAGAAATGGAACATTTATGTGTTCTATTTCACCGATGGAGAGAATCAGTACAATGATAATCCTGAATTTATCAATGTGCTTAAAGAAAAGTTTGGAACAAATACGGTAAATCTTTTCGGCGTTACGCAGATAAATGCTTATGATTATAGAAACAGCGTCATGGAAGCAGTAGACACAGCTATTGTTGACAATGTTCTTGAAGATAATGTCAAGACTACTGACATTAATGCAAATAACCTGAATCCAGAAGATAGAAGCAAAACCATCCTAGAGGCCATCAGGCAACTCATGGGAGCTAAGGGTTCGAGCAAGCTTGGGAGCGAATAAATGAGCAACAAATTTATGTATGGCAGCCCTATTCTTATGGGCAGCAATACAACGCCCGGTGTCCAAATACCACCGGAATTGAAGCGTGTCATACCTGATATTTTCAAAGCTTGTCAGGAATTTGGTTTAGATTATTACGCTCCTATTATCCAAATGCTAACCCATGACGAAATGTCAGAAGTTGCCAGCTATGGCGGTTTCGGCGTTCGTTATCCACATTGGAAATGGGGCATGGAATATGAAGAGATGCAGCGTGGCTATATGCACGGCATGCACCGCATTTATGAAATGGTCATCAATTGTGATCCTTGTTACATCTATTGTTTGAACAGCAATACCTTACTGGATAATGTCACTGTAATTGCCCATGCCTTGGGTCATTCACACTACTTTAAAAACAATTTGTTCTTCAAACACACCAATAAAAACATGCTCAATGAGTTCGCTAATCACGGAACTCGTATTAGGCGTTATATGAGCCGCTGGGGCAAGGAAAGAGTTATAGAATTTATTGACAACGTTTTAAGAATAGAAACTTTAGTTGATAATGCCAAAGCATGGAACCAAAGAGAAATCAAGCAACCTGTAATTAGAGATCAAAGGAAGTACCGTCAACCAAAACGCATGCAGACAGATAAATCTCGCATGTACATGGATGATTGGATTAATACTAAGGAATTTCTCGAATCAGAACATAGAAAAATTGAGAAAGCTGAAAAAGCTGATGATTTAGGTCTTATGCTAAGGCCTGAAAAAGATATTTTTGGCTGGATTAAAGATAATGCAAATTTGAAGCCTTGGCAAGCCGACATCATGAGCATGTTGTATGACGAGGCTATGTATTATGCTCCGCAAGGCGCTACTAAAGTTGCTAATGAAGGATTTGCTAGTTACTGCGATTATAAATTGATTGCAGAGCAGGGTTTGTGCGCTTTAGGCCAACCATCGCATGACCACGGTATTGTGGAATATGCCAAACACAAAATGGGCGTCTTAGGGGGAAAATATAGTACCAATCCTTATAAGCTAGGCTTCTGCATGCTTTTAGATATAGAAGAAAGATGGAATAAAGGCATGTTCGGCAGCGAATGGGAGAACGTTGCTTCCTACAAGGAAAAAGAAAATTGGGATCAGAAGTTGGGTTTTGGAAAAGATAAAGTCTTTGAGGTCGTAAGAAATTACGATGACGTAAATTTGATCAATGAATACTTCGATCAAGATTTCTGTGATAAATATCAGTTTTTCGATTGGGAAAAGCAAGAGAACGGAGAGTATGTAGTTGCAAGTAAGGATGCTAAACAAATCAAGAAGAAGCTTATTGAAAAGCATGCAAACCGTGGCTTGCCTATGATTTCGCTTGTTGATTCAAATCATTTGGGCAAAGGAATTATGTTACTTGAACACAAGTGGACAGGACGTACACTTTACAATCCTTATGTTAATGAAACTCTTGTATCAATAAATTTCCTAACAGGAAGACCAGTACTTTTGGCTTCCAAAAAGAAAACTGGCGAGGAAATCATATTTTATTGTGAGGGCTTTGGTGATTCACAGGTTCATCAGCTTACAAGAGAACAATATCGTAGAGAATTTGGAATTACACAAAAATAATTTGAATTTTAATTCCAAATGGATATAATAATGTAACAAGAAAGATTAAAACATGTAGGCGAATTAGCCTCCCCAGTTACAGGTGTTGACTGGGGAGGCTTTTTTTGTTACTGTGCAATTAAGCTTAAAGAGGCTGTTTGCATATGAAGTGCGTTGGTTTTGAGCATTTACACCTTCACACAGACTATAGCCTTCTTGATGGCTTTGGTATGGTAGAAGAATATGCCGATCATTGGCATCATCATGGGAATTTTCTCTGCGTAAGTGACCATGGAATGATGGGTGCAATACCCAGACAAATAAAAGCTTGTGAAAGTGTCAACGATAAGCATGGTAAAGGTAAGCTAACACCTTTATTTGCTTGTGAACTTTATGTAAACAAAGCGCATTTTGAACCAACTCCCACAGAGGAAAGCAGAAAAGCCTTTATTGAACGACTTGATCCAAAACAACTAGAGGATTTTAAAGTAAGAGGCAATCATATGTTGGCAATAGCCCTGACTAATGAGGGCTATCAAAATCTTGTGCGTCTATGCAGTTGGGGGCATCTAAATGGATTCTACGGACGGCCAAGGGTCAACTATGAGGTTCTTAAAGCTCACAAGGCGGGACTTGTTTTTACAAGTTGCTGCTACGCCTCTGAAATTGGTCGTGCTTTCGACACCAAGGGTGCAGAAGCCGCTGAGGAAGTTCTCAAGGTTTATATGGAAATGTTTAAGGGGCAATTTTATCTAGAAATTATGATGCTG